TGGTTTGAAAGCTACGTCGGCACCCTCACGGGCTCCAAGACCTACGCGAAGCGGCAGAAGGACGTCGCCGCCATGCTGGAGCGGGGGGAGCTGCTGACGATGGAGGAGTTCTTCGAGATATGGACGCGCTGGAAGAACGAGAAGTACCACACCCGGAAGCATGGGGGTCTCAAGGAGGCGGGCGAGAAGTGGCTCACCCCCATCGAGATGTTCGAGAATGGCCCCCGCTATGAGAAGGCCGCACCGCCCCGGGAGTATGCGGCGATGTTGCTCATGAAGGCGGACACGGCCCGGGTCTACAACTTCGGCATCAAGAAGTTCGGCACGACCTACACCGACTACGAACTCTCGCACTACATCGGGAAGACGGTCGGCATCAAGTGGGACATCGACGACGTGACGAAGCTCTACGTCTTCGACGAGGAGGGCCGGAAGATATGCGAGGCCGTCTCTCCCGAGCTGCTGGCCTTCGGGCCCCACTGTTCGCAAGCCCTCCTCGAGAGGCACCTCCGCGATCAGAAGCGGCAGGAGCGGGAAATGCGGGAGATACTGGACAGCATGACACGGCCCTACGAGCTCCGGGGCGAGGAGGGCGGACGGCCCTCGGACGCGGTCGGCATGATCGACCTCACCATCAAGGCCGACAGGCCCTCGAAGCTCATCTCGCTCCCGTTGGATAAGGAATACCGGGCCGAGGCGACGAGCCGGGCCAAGAAGAAGGCAGGAGCCGGGGACGAGTTCCTCGGCAAGAAGGCAGACGACGCCCTCGCCCGCTTGAGGGCCATCAACGAATAGGAGGCACATGAAGATGGAAGTCAGAGCAGCAGCGGCGGCGGAGCAGACCGCCACCTATACCCCGGGCAAGCCCCTCGCCCGGCAGGTCAACGACTACCTCGCGGCGACGCGGACGAGTATCGCCACCCTTGCGAACGAAATCCCCGGCTACTCCCGGCCCACGATCTCCCGCTACCTTGCGGGGAAGTACGACGGGGACATCACCACGATCGAGAAGCTCCTCGCCGAGTGGCTGGCCCAGCGCACGGGGGAGGCCGTGGATGTCCCGGAGCGGCCCGGGAAGACCGGGCGGAAGCCCGCCTTCCTCGAGACGAGGGACGCGGTCAACGTCCTGGGCGTGTGTCAGTCCTGTCAAGAGTACATCGGGCTCGGCATCGTGGTCGCCCGAAGCGGCTACGGCAAGACGTACAGCCTCCGGCAGTACGCGAAGCTCCCCCGGGTCGCCTATATCGAGTGTGACGACACCATGAGCAGCCGCGACCTTGTGGAGGCCATTGAGAAGACCCTCGGCATCCCCAGCGGCTACGGGACAATCTGGAAGCGGGTGAACGGCATCCGGGACTTCTTCAACACCAACAAGGGATGGCTCCTTGTTATCGACGAGGCCGACAAGTTGGTGAGCAAGTACACCCAAAAGAAGATGGAGATACTCCGGGCGATCTACGACCAGAGCGACGTCGGCGTCGTGATCGCCGGGGAGCCGAAGCTCGAGGCGGCGATCAAGACCTACCTCGCCCGTATGGCGAACCGGGTCGACTTCTACATCTCGCTCAAGGGGCTCACCCCCTCGGAGGTGGAGAAGTACGTCTCCGAGTTCGAGGTCGCCCCCGAGGCCATGGTCGAGCTCAAGGCCCGGGCCTGTAATATGCAGACGGGATGCTTCCGACTCCTCGACCGTACCCTCTCCAATATCAAGCGCATCCTCGAGGAGAAGGGCGAGAACGCGATCACCCTCAAGACGATTGAGCAAGCGTCGAGCCTCATGATGCTCTAACAGGAAGGAGGCCGGGACAATGAAGATGAGAAAACAGCGGCTCATGGGCGTCGGGCTCATTGTGATCTCGTGGCTTGTGCTGCTGCTGGCCTGTACCGAGAGCGAGAGTCCGGAAGACAACGACGCGACCGCCGTCCTCCTCGTGGCCCCTCTGGGCCTCTATATGCTTTACTCGGACACCTACCTCCTCTACGACGGCGAGCCGGAGCCGAGGGCGAGGGACAGGCCGGAGGCCCTCCCCGCCCGCCGAGACCCTACCACACTAACAACGAAAGGAGCCGCCACATGGCAAGGAAAAGAGTTATCGAGCCCCCGAGTATTAAGACATGGGAGGACGCCGACGACGCCCTCCGGCAGATCGCCGAGGCGACGCTTGCCCTCGGGGACATTGAGAGCGAGATGAACAAGCAGATCGTCGGGGCGAAGAAAGTCGCCGAGGAACAGAGCAAGCCCTACAAGGACAGGGTCGCGAGGCTGGAACACGATCTCAAGGACTTCGTCACGGAGCACCGGGCCGACATGGGCAAGGTGAAGACGAAGGCCCTCACCTTCGGGGAGGTGAGTTTCCGCCTCTCGACGGCGATCTCACTCCCCCGGGCGAAGGACAAGATCGAGGAGATCGTCCGCCGCCTCAAGGCCCGGAAGATGACGGACTGCATCGTCACGAAGGAGGAGATCAGCAAGGACGCCCTCAAGAAGTACGGCAAGGACGCCGTCAACGCGGTCGGGGCCACCTGGAAGGAAACCGACGTCTTCGGCTACGAGCTCAACCTCGCCCGGCTCGAGCAGATCAAGAGCGGGGCGTAAAGGAGGGGGCCGGGCTTCATGCGGGTCGACATAGGCACGACGACGCAAAAATACCGGGTCATCTACGCCGACCCGCCGTGGAAGTTCAGCAGCAAGGAAGCCTTCGAGCCCCGGAACGGGGGCTCCGGCTTCACCCCTCTCGAGGCGGTCTACCCCACGATGACGACCGCCGACCTCAAGGCGCTGGACGTCGGACGCCTCGCCGAGGAGGACGCGGCCCTCTTTATGTGGGCCACCGACGCCCACATCCCGGACGCCCTCGACCTGTTCAAGGCGTGGGGCTTCCGTTATGTGACGGTCGCCTTCGTATGGAGCAAGAAGACCGTCACCGGGAAGACCGTCGCCAACCTCGCCCCCTGGACGCTCAAGAACTGCGAGCTTTGCCTCATGGGGACGAGGGGGCGGATGGTACAGTACAAGCAGAAGAACAACGTCCAGCAGCTCGTCGAGGCCGTGAGGACACGGCACAGCGAGAAGCCGGAGGAAGTGAGGCGGCGCATCGAGGCCCTGTTCGGGGACGTTCCCCGGCTCGAGCTCTTTGCCCGGCGCTACTCCCCCGGGTGGGACGTGTGGGGAAACGAGGTGTAACTATGACAGCAGCACGGACGAGGCGCAAGCCCGCCTCTATCCGCACTCTCTGGGCGATCGCGAAGTCGCCCGAGCTCCACCTCTCGGACGAAGACCTTCACGCGGTCGTCTTCCGGGAGACGGGCAAGGAGAGCATGAAGAAGCTCTCACAGGGCGAGATCAACGAGGTCGCCCGGGTCTTGCAGAACATGAAGGACAGCGTCAACGGCAACGCCCGCACCAAACGGACGGACACGGGCGGGGACGCCCGCACCGTCCAGCAGCGCCGGAAGATCTTCGCACTCACCGAGGAGCTCGGATGGAACGACGACCCCCGGCGCATCCAGGGCTTCGTCAAGCGGGTCACGGGGGTCGACCGCCTGGAATGGCTCACCGTGGCCCAGTGTGAGAAGGTCATCGAGGGCCTCAAGGCGATGGTCGCCCGGCAGAAGCGGAAGGAGGCCCAGGCGTGAGCAAAGCACCACAAGAGGACGACAAGGCCGTCCTCGCCGCGCTGGACGGCATCGTTCGTATGCAGCGCACCATCCGGGGCGGGCTCGACGTGTGCGTCGACACGGGGCTCGTCTTCATCCGTACCTACTACAACAACCTCCCGGAGAAGATCGCCCGCCGCCTCACGGAGCTCAACCCCGTCGCCCTGGCAGCTATCCCCGGGGCGACCGCCTGGGGCGGTTCCGAGACGGCCCGAAAGAACATCGCCTCAAGTGTGGCGAGCGACGCAGCCTTCGCCCAGGCCATCCGGGCGGCGAACATCTACCGGGAGAAGCTGGGGTTCGAGCTACTCGGGCCGGACGGCAACCCGGAGCCGAGAGAGGAGGGGGAGACATGAGAAGGCAGCAGCCGGACGAGAAGCCGACCGACTTCCAGAAGTTCGTCATGAAGACCTCGAAGATGTTGCTCGTCGGCGAGATCGTCCGGGCCCGGAGCTTCCTCGGGGAGGGAACAACCCCCGAGGGCTACCAGCAGCTCGCCGACACAGGCATCGAGGAGCTCATGAACGACTCCAACATTTTGAGAGCCGCCGTCGCCCTGGCCCGGGAGACCGAAGTGTCGGAGAGCGTTCGCCGCTCTCTCGCCGCAAGCAAGGCCCCCAGCGGCTCCAAGAGCGGCCCCTTGCTTAGTTAGGGGGTAGGACATGGCCCAGAAGAAGAAACGGCTCACACAGCGCGAGAAGGCCGAGAGAGCAGCCATCAAGAAGAAGCTCCGGGAGGACGGGCTCCTCCCTCCCATAAAGCCCCGGCTCAATCGGAAGAAGTTCGCCCGGGAGACCTGGGCAGAGTTCGACGCCTTCTATAAGGCCGAGCCCATCCGAGCGGAGGTCTCGCTCCTCAGGGCGATCGGCTTCATGGTGGGGCCGGACATGAAGGAGGTCTCGCCCGAGG